CCCAGTGCGGCGATGGCTTCGACCTGATCCGGCACACCGGCGCCGCCGGTCATGGCGGTGATTGCGGCGGTCAGACCGGCCGGAGTTTCTTCGCCGTTGCTCTTGCCCAGACGATTGAATTGCAGGCTGATGTCGTTGCCGCTGTCGCCGGTCCATTTGGCGTTCAGGGTGACCTCACCTTCGGCAGCGGCAGCGCTCACTGGCAGATCGGCCGTGGCGTTGATTTTCTGCGCCAGCGCGGTGGCGGCCTGAGCGGCGGTAGCACCGTTGACCACGGTGGCTTGCACTCGCACACCGCCGACATACAGATTCAGCACGCCAGCCTGAGTGGCGGCGCCGGTCAGGGTCAGCACACCTTTGGCGACCGCACCTTCAGCGTTGTGCAGCGGCAAGCACCAGATCTCGCCGATCGGGTCAGCCTTGCGGAAGGTCTCGTACATCGCGGCGAGCATCGAGCCCTGACCGCCGATGCTTTTCGCCAGCGCAACGCTGGAGACCAACACCAGTTTGCCGACCTCGGTCGGCGCAATGTTGTCGTTGACCTGAGCGACGATCAAGCGACGCAGGGTCGAGCTCGCGCTATTGGCGGCCGAATTGTCCATTTCGGCATAGAACAGCGGTACACGAATGTCCGCGGGGATGTTGCTGAATCCGATCGCCATTATTTGGCTCCCTTTTGTTTAGCGGTTGCGGTTTTGAGGGTGATATCGCCGTCGGCCAGACGTCGGCGCCACCAGGCGCTGTCCAGCACTTCACGGCCTTCCAGCGGCAGCAGATCGCCCGCCTCCGGGTCAGGTACGACGCGGCCGGCGGCCGGCAGTACGGTGATGCGATTGCTCATGGGGTTACGTCTCCAGAGAAAGTCATTTCCACGCGCCCATCGGGGCCCGGGCGTTTCAGATTGGGGTCGGCCGGGTCGATCGCATCGACCCGCACGGTGGCCCCGGTGAAGGACGACAAACCGTCCAGTTCGCGTTCGTGCCAACTCTCCGCAGGCTGACTCGGCAGATTGCGGCCGAGCTGGAACTCGGCAAAAAAGCGCAGCCGGTAAAACGCCCGGCTGCTGTTGATCGACAGCAGTTCACCGCCGTCGTAGACGATGGCGCTGTAGTCGGTATCGGGCTTGAAACCCACCAGCGCACGCCACAGTTCGGCGCGCAGGTCGTGCAACAGATCCAGCGCTTTTGTAGGGTCGCTGGCATCAAGTGCCAGGACGATTTCAAAACGGTCGCGGATCGGTTGGGTGGTGAGGTTTTGTGCGGTGCTATTGCTGGCCAGATCAGCCAGCGGCAGCACGTGGGCCGAAGGTGTCGGCAGAGCGGAATTGCCCTGCAACAACGCCATATCGACCCCCACCGAAATGTGATCGGCCAGGCTGGGGCATTGCGCACGCAATTGCGTGAGGATCGGGGTGATCTTCATGGGGATGTTCCGGATTATGAAACTGACCACAGGTCACTGTAGGAGTGAGCCTGCTCGCGATTGCGGTGGATCAGTTAGATGAAGTTCGACTGTGGCACCGCTATCGCGAGCAGGCCCACTCCTACAAGGGATTTGCGGCGTTTTCAGGTCAGTATTAAGCAGCGACTTCAGGACTGAGGCGCTGTAGAAAATGCAGAATTACTGCGGATCGCGCGGCGGAATTTCGCAGACGCCAATCCGCTTGGCCGCCCAGCGTTCATAAAGTCCGATCGCCACATCGGCCCCGGCCATTGCGGTCAGGCAACCAAAAGCGCCAGCGACCCAGATCGACATGCCAGCGGCATACAGCAGCATGATTGCCGAGACACCGCAGATCATGCAGGCGCCGGAGCGCAGGGCCAGGCGGCGAATCAGCGACCAGCCACGGGCGCCCTCTTTGTCGGCGCGCCACATTTCGCCGGACACCCCGCCCACCACGGCAAGGAGGATGACCAGCCAGATCGGCATGTCTGCCAATGCTTGTTGCTCGTTTGACATGTCACGCCTCCTTGAGGATTTGATGAGTGAAAAGTGTTTGATTTAAGAGAGCGCTGGACTGGATAGAGCACGCGCAAAAAAGCTCGTCAGTTAATTTACTTCAAGCTTTTCTAATCTACGAGTTAAGGACATTCGGTTGTCAGCGCCTCATTGCAGAGGCGGGGAATTCTTTTTGCTCAATCGATGACCTATAACGACAGGTAAATGCCGAAAGAGCAAATACGTGGACAGCACCATCACATTCAGTAAAAACATAACACCGCATGAGAACAGAATGTAGGCGATCGGATTGCGACCAAATAAAGACAGGGGCGCGCGAGCATGAGCCAGATCAGTTTCGCGCATATAAAGCATCCAAAAAACCAAAATCATCAGAAGCACCCAACCCGCCAACAAAGACATCATCTTGAAAAGAGAGCTCTCCTCATACTCGGCATCCTCGAACAATGAGTTCTTCACAACCAGACAAGTAAACAAAACAGAAAAAAATGGAGACAACCATCCTATATAATTAACCACAGTACTGGACAGGGTATAAAATCTTGAAGAAATAAAACCAGCCCCTGTCAGCCAATAGCCGTCGACTATTGACCGGGGCAGTGAAAACATTCCGCTGCGTGCATCGTCAGAAATAAAGAACGCAAAAACAAACAAAGGCGCCCAGGACAGCAAGAGCAAGACCACCGGAATTTTCATTTTAATGAAGCGTTTACCTGAAACCCTCACGGCTCCCCCTTGTTATTGACCAGTGCCCTCGGCGCGAAAACACCGAGGGCAAATTCCGGTCTAACAGACTTCGCTAGTCCGGCATAATGCTATTTAAAAAAATAGCCATTGATTTCATCAACTTTCGCCGCGTCAATGTACGCAGAGATTAATGCCATCAGCACTGCAACTGCTGGAATGGAAACGATAGCAGGGATACCGAAGAGCGCCAAAACCACGGCCAACAATGCTCCCGCTGCAGACGCGGCAGCAGTGCCGACCGCCATCGATTCGATTTCGAGACCCAACGGTTTCCAGTCACCGGTCTCATAACCAGAAACTGCTTTCTGTCGAATAGCTTCTCCCTGAACAATCTTCCCAACCACGCCGAAGGCTTTACCCAGTCGCGTCAAATTGGCTGCAAAAGTGGCTTTATCCAGTGCCTTCAGAGCATCGGCGACGGCTTTGGAATCATGGCCACTGAGCTTTGCCCGCGGATTGCTGCGAACCGTTTCAAATGTCGCCATGGCATCGTTGTAGCTGCGGATTTTCTTCCCGGAAATATTGCTCTGAAGATCACGGGCAACCTTACTCATACGCTCGCCGTATTTAGTCAGAATCTCCTCATTGGTGTCTGCCAGAAAGCTCAGACCATCCTTCAAAGACTCTGCCTCCAGATAGGCTTGCGCGGTATTAAGCGCAGGCAGTCTGCCCTCCAGGCTGTTTATTTCCCGCGTGATGACGTCGGCACGATACGCCGTACTGATCAATGAAAGTTCGTGCTCGAAAGCAGCATCGGAAGGCAGTTTTCCGTCCCTTGCCCGCTCGAGGAAACCCTTCAGATCGCTATTTTTGAAATCCACGCCGGGATACTGCGACAGCGCGAAATTCAAAGCCTTCAAGGAATCGTACTTGCGCTGCGATAGCACATTGACGACAGCCAATGCACGGCTGACCCACTCACCAGCCGTTTGCTGCGGGAGAGGTCCTATCCTTGCGTTTTCGGCATCAAGTTCGGACTGCACTTTGGGTTCGACAGCCGCGACATCAGCGTTGTATTGATTGACGATGGGATTGCGTCGCGCAGTCAGCTTTTCGCCCCAGGCACGAATCTCTGCCCACATGGTGGCTTCTTTTACGGCAGCCTGGTTCTCCGTCAGTTGCAAAGCATCAAGAAAACGAAGAACAGACGTGTATTGGGTGTTCAACGCCGTGACCGTATCGGCATGCAACTTTGCTGAATAGGCTGCACGATAGGAACGCTCCCATGCCTTCAACGAGTCGGCATACTGAATCTTGCCTTTTTCAAAATTATTAAACGCCTTGAGTGCGATTTCATTTTGCGTTTTTGGTAACGGGTCACTGCCGAAGAAACTATTCGCCGTAGCGGCATCCGCCTGATAGGCCGCTGCCTTACGTGTGACAAGTGTCTGGCGGACGGACATCTCGCGTTTTACCGCTTCGACGGGAGGTAGACTATTAGTTCCAAATTCCAGTCGCGTCGCCGCCAGTTGAGCTTCAATGGATGCTGCCAACGCCTGCGAGTCCGCGGCATACTGATCTTGCACTGGCTTCAGAATCGCATTGGTAAATGCAACCGTATAGGAGATGGAGGTGTTGAGCCGCCCCATCACCGTGCTCATTTGATGCGAAGTAAATACCGGCATACCGACATAATTACCAGGAATGAAGTTGTAACCACCTCCATTGCCCCAGTCTCGAACAGGGTCATATTTGTTATCAGGGTATACAAAACTTGTATCAAGCAGAATTGGACCAGCCATGACAATCTCCGAATATCTTGTGCAAACATGCACTTGATGAAGTCGAGCATGTATTACTCAACTTCCGCTCTCTGGCGCTGTTCGAGACTCATCGGTCTTCATGTTATTCAAGGTTCCACAGCGTGGACACTTGATTTGTATTTCGCTATACCGTCCCGCCCGGGCCAGAAGCTTGTTGCACTTTCCACATCTGCATTCCGTTAGCATGTGCAAGTCCCTTTGTTTGTGCATGGTGTCATGCCAATCGCACCTGCTACCTGCGACCCGCCATCTCTCATGCTGTCCCATAGATGGAATTTCAACAGTCCGACCGGCTTGCGAGAGATAGGCATTCCAAAAAGCCCGGCAGTCACCCGCCAGGCTTTTCAGTAATGCGCTCCTTCGCCTTCCTTCAATTCCTGTAACCCGGAAGGAAGCTGACTTTTCGGCGCTACTGGCGCGGTACGAGTCCATTCAGATTGTTTTTCCGACCGCGGTCCCTGCCCGCCGGATAACTGCTTCTGGTGCTTTACGCTGCACACCCGGGTCAGTTGCCAACCCTCTGAACCGTTGAGGCCGGTTCATCGCTGCCTGTTCTTGTCGAACTAAAGAGCTTGTCTTGCCAGCCGCTTTGTCGAGCGGCTTGGTGACAAGAATATGCATGGATGCATATACAGTCAATGCATAAATGCATTTATTTATGCACAAGAAATGCACGAACGCATGAAAAGCCGCGTGGTTGAAGGTCTTGGTGGCTTTTTCGAGGCGAAAAAAAACCCGCTGAGGGGCGGGTTCTATCTGACGGCGATCTGCTTATCGGGCGTACATGCCCCACCAGAAGACGTGACCAATGATGACGATCTGCTCTTCTTGGATTTCCTGGAAGCTGTAGTCCTCGTCCGGATGTTCGTCACGATTGAAGCTGCGCAAACGGATACCGGTGGGCAGGCGATAGAGTTGCTTCACCCGCAATTGACCGTTGTGGTTGATTGCATAAAGGTCGCCATCGATGATGTCGCCAATGCCGCATTTTCCGGCGTTGACACCGACGGTGGCGCCGTCACGCAGCACCGGCAACATACTGTTGCCGCGCACGGTCACGCATTTGGCCTGGTCGAATTGCACACCGTTATGGCGCAAGCTGCGCTTGCCGAAGCGCAGACTAGAGCGCTCGCTCTCTTCCACGATGAATCTTCCTGATCCAGCCGCCAATTCAACCTCGCGAAGAAACGGTACCGACACCTCGTCATCATCGACCGGGGTGTCGTCGTCCCATAGGCTTATGTCCTTGAGTTCCGCGTGCACATCATTGTTGCGCGCGCCAGCGCTCGCCGGCGGCGCATCCGCGCGCCCGCGCAACAAGTCGGTGCTCACGGCGAAGTACTCGGCGATCTTCGAGATATGTTTATCCGAGGGATCGACGATCTTCCCGCTGAGAATTCGCGAGAGAGTGGATTGCGGCACGCCGGTGCGACGGTGAAGCTCCGTAGGGGAGATCCCGTGCTGATCAAGCAGTGCTCTTAAGACGGTTGCTACGTTGCGTTTTTGCATAACGCGCATAGTGCTTGAAGTTTTATCTCAAGACAAATGCCGAATTGCATAAACGGCGCATAAAAAATGCATAAATCAAGATTTAACGCGTCGAGCCGCCGCGTTGGCGCGTTTGATCCGATCATTGCGCGCCTTTTTGTCGTAATCGTCTTTGGCGCCCATGATGCCACCGGCGGCGTGTACCCAATCGGTGGCGGTGCAGCCGGTGAGCAAAATGGCTGAGGTAAAAATTGAAGCGAAGATCACTGCGGTTTTCATTGGAAGGTTTCCTGATGTCATTGACACATACGTCGTTCACAACGGCGGCTGTCACTCATCCACAAGCCGCTGCAATTTTTCCTCGGCGCGTTCGAGCCTGGCTTCGTGCTTCTTGATGACTTTCACATCGCCGTACTGACGCGCTGCTTTCAGATGGTTTTGACGGCGCCGCACTTCGGCTTCGGCCTTGCGAATCGCTCTTGAATGATCATCCTCGGCAGAGGGCTCTCGGCAATAACGCTCGACATTGGCCAGCGCCTGCTCAAGTCCGGCCTGGCGATAAACGTTATCCGCCGCTTCTGCACGGTCTATTTGGCGAATAAGTTCAGCGCGGCGCTCGGCGCAACTTTGTCGCGAGTCGGCGAATGAGTTTTCAATGATTAATACGCCGCTGACTGCGAGGGACAGACTGCAGAAAAGACTCAGTTTCATGAGGCATACCCCAAGTAACTTCTCTCGCCATAATGCCCACGGAGATAACTGACGCGAGACCAGGCATCGCGACAATTCAAGTTTCTTTGTATCGCAGTTAATGCTGCAATGACCATGTCGCGACAACGTGCCTTGCACATAGGAAAGTGTTCAACCATCCACGCCATCGGCACATAAACATGATCAAAACACAGCAATACCGGGATCCGTTCTGACAGTGTGGAAATACTCACCTCTTTTTCTTTCCCACCCACCGCCGCCGCAACAAACACAGTGCCTTGTCTGTTTATCGCAATTGATCGTTTCCAGACTGGAGCCTGAACGCCATATGCACTGCGCACACAAAACCAGAGCATGTATAAAACCCCTCAACACTCTAAACATCGTCACATTCTTCAAGGCAATAAAAACAGCCGAACTGCGCGGACTCTCCGGTGCCGTCGCAGAGGCTGTTGGCTTGAATCGCTTCCTTTGTAGGAGCTGCCGAAGGCTGCGATCTTTTGATTTTGTTTTAACGGAATCAAGATCAAAAGATCGCAGCCTTCGGCAGCTCCTACGGGGAATGACATTAACAATGTGGGGCTGTCGTGGCCTTACTGGCGTCTTACTCAGTCTTACTTAGTCGCGCCGGGGGCTGAGTCAGCGAGGGACGTGACAGACACCATTGATCAGGTTGTTGATGTTGTAGTAGTACTCGGCATCGGAGAAATAATTGAACGTGACCATGCCGCCTTGAAAACCTCGTTCCATAAACGGCAGCTCATCTCCAGCGGTATCTGCGTCGAATTTCACTACTGAACGGGTTTTGAACAGGAACCTTGAAGTGTCCAGATGCGTCAGGGCAATGTCGAACTTTCGATCATAGGTATAGACTTTCCCCTCTGGCGTTCTCACTACGTAATACACATAGAGAGCGCCTTCCTTTGGATCAATCGTCATATCACCGACACCATGCCAGCGGACTTTGTGATCATGGGTATGAACGAAGTCAATAGAAGCAAAACACGGTGCACGTGGAATATCACGATTGATCACGTAGAAATACCTGACCACCAGTCCACCGAAAACCAACACAGAGGCGATTGCCATCAATGTGATTATTTTTTTCCAACGAGTTGGTAATTCACGCATATGGCCTCCCCTTTACTTTCAGGCTTGACGCACTTGATCAATAACTGGGAGAGCGGCTTTCTTACATAATAATTAATCTCGGATAACACAATGGGCGGTTCAAACTCGCCGAGTGCTTTTACAATCTCGTCCTTGGACATTTTTTCACTTTCTTCCACATACAACTGCGCATCACCGTCTTGCCAGATGAGTTTCCACTCTTCCAGGTCGGCTGGTTTTTTAAACATCAGGTAGGCGTAAAACAAAGGAAGCGCGATAGCCGGTACAACCAATGCAGGCAGCAGAAAACGCCAGTAGCGGCGCGGTGGCTTCGTCACCGAGATGACCACCGGCGCTGCCGGTGCGGATTCAGGCACCTCTGCGCTGATCAAACGGATCTCACACAACAGCACAACGCCCCGGCGCGGCAACGTCTTGAGGCTGTCACGCGGCAAGCCGACATCAGCAAAATGCGTACGCAGCATGTGCAGGGTCTTGTAATAACTGCTGTCGGAAATCACCAGCCCGCGCTCGCCCCAGACCCGCGAAATCAGCTGCTCCTTGTCCGTCACCCCGGCAATCAACGCCAGCAACAGATCACTCTCATTACTGCCCAGAATGACCGACTGCTGCGCCCGAGTGAGGGTCATTTTTTCTGCATCGTAGTAACAATCGCTCGATGACGATCCCGAGCCGATGCCTTCAGACTGTTCCACGCCGCTTCCTCAACTGACCTTCAACCCACCAACTCCAATGATTCGATAGCTTTTCGGCACTATAGGACACAATGCCAACCCGAGCGGCGGCGCGTTGCTGCATCCACCTCAAAAAAACTTCATACTCCGCCCACTGAATCAACTCAGGGGCCTGCACCTCTGCCCCGACACATTTTCTCGGTATAGCTAAACCTCTGATGAATAAAGCAATTTCAGATCTGTCCTCCCACACTCCGATGATGCAGCAGTACTGGCGGCTGAAGAATCAGCACCCGGATCAGCTGATGTTCTACCGCATGGGCGACTTCTACGAGATCTTCTACGAAGACGCGAAGAAGGCTGCCAAGTTGCTCGACATCACCCTGACCGCGCGCGGGCAGTCGGCGGGGCAGGCGATTCCGATGTGTGGGATTCCTTACCACGCGGCGGAAGGTTATCTGGCGAAACTGGTCAAGCTCGGCGAATCCGTGGTGATTTGTGAGCAGGTCGGCGACCCGGCGACCAGCAAGGGTCCGGTTGATCGTCAGGTCGTGCGGATTCTCACGCCGGGTACGGTCAGCGACGAGGCGCTGCTCGATGAGCGCCGCGACAACCTGATCGCCGCGCTGCTGGGGGACGAGCGTCTGTTTGGTCTGGCCGTGCTGGATATCACCAGCGGCAACTTCAGCGTGCTGGAAATCAAAGGTTGGGAAAACCTGCTGGCGGAACTGGAGCGCGTCAACCCGGTTGAGTTGTTGATCCCGGATGACTGGCCACGCGACCTGCCGGCGGAAAAACGCCGTGGCGTCAGCCGCCGTGCGCCGTGGGATTTCGAGCGCGATTCGGCGCTGAAAAGCCTCTGCCAACAGTTTTCCACTCAGGATCTGAAAGGCTTCGGTTGCGAGAACCTGACCCTGGCCATCGGCGCTGCCGGTTGCCTGCTGGCCTACGCCAAAGAAACCCAGCGCACCGCCCTGCCCCATTTGCGCAGCCTGCGTCACGAACGTCTCGATGACACCGTGGTGCTCGACGGCGCGAGCCGTCGCAACCTCGAGCTCGACACTAACCTGGCCGGTGGCCGCGACAACACGTTGCAATCGGTGGTCGATCGTTGCCAGACCGCGATGGGCAGCCGTCTGCTGACGCGTTGGTTGAATCGTCCGTTGCGCGACCTGACCGTGTTGCTGGCGCGCCAGACCTCAATCACTTGCCTGCTCGATCGCTACCGTTTCGAAAAGCTGCAGCCACAGCTCAACGAAATTGGCGACATCGAGCGGATTCTTGCGCGAATCGGCCTGCGCAATGCCCGTCCTCGTGACCTCGCCCGCCTGCGCGACGCCCTCGGCGCCCTGCCTGAACTGCAAGTGGCGATGACCGATCTGGAAGCGCCGCACCTGCAAGGTCTGGCGACCACCACCAGCACTTACCCGGAACTGGCAGCGCTGCTGGCCAAAGCCATCATCGACAACCCGCCGGCGGTAATCCGTGACGGCGGCGTGTTGAAAACCGGTTACGACAGCGAACTCGACGAGCTGCAATCGCTGAGCGAAAACGCCGGCCAGTTCCTTATCGATCTGGAAGCCCGCGAGAAGGCCCGTACCGGCCTGAGCCACCTGAAAGTCGGCTACAACCGCATTCACGGCTACTTCATCGAATTGCCGAGCAAGCAGGCCGAGTCGGCGCCAGCGGATTACATTCGCCGGCAAACCCTGAAAGGCGCCGAGCGTTTCATCACGCCTGAGCTGAAAGAGTTTGAAGACAAGGCGCTGTCGGCCAAGAGCCGCGCCCTCGCCCGCGAGAAAATGCTCTACGAAGCGTTGCTGGAAGACTTGATCAGCCAATTGCCGCCGTTGCAGGACACCGCTGCGGCGCTGGCCGAACTGGACGTGCTGAGCAACCTCGCCGAGCGTGCGCTGAACCTCGATCTGAACTGCCCGCGTTTCGTCAGCGAGCCGTGCATGCGCATTACTCAGGGTCGTCACCCGGTGGTCGAGCAAGTGCTGACCACGCCGTTCGTGGCCAACGACCTGAGCCTGGATGACAACACGCGCATGCTGGTGATCACCGGCCCGAACATGGGCGGTAAATCCACCTACATGCGCCAGACCGCTCTGATTGTCCTGCTGGCGCATATCGGCAGTTTCGTGCCGGCGGCCAGTTGTGAATTGTCCCTGGTCGACCGCATCTTCACCCGGATCGGTTCCAGCGATGACCTGGCCGGTGGTCGTTCGACCTTCATGGTCGAGATGAGCGAAACCGCCAACATTCTGCACAACGCCACCGAACGCAGTCTGGTGCTGATGGACGAAGTCGGTCGCGGCACCAGCACCTTCGACGGCCTGTCGCTGGCATGGGCAGCGGCCGAGCGTCTGGCGCATCTACGCGCGTACACGCTGTTCGCCACTCACTACTTTGAACTGACCGTGCTGCCGGAAGCCGAGCCGTTGGTGGCCAACGTTCACCTCAACGCGACCGAGCACAACGAACGCATCGTCTTCCTGCACCACGTGCTGCCGGGGCCTGCCAGCCAGAGCTACGGCCTGGCGGTGGCGCAACTGGCCGGTGTGCCAAGCGAAGTGATCGTGCGTGCCCGCGAGCACCTGAGCCGACTGGAAGAAACCGCGTTGCCCCATGAAGCGCCGAAACCGGCGGCCAAGGGCAAACCGGCGACGCCGCAGCAAAGCGATATGTTTGCCAGCCTGCCGCACCCGGTTCTCGATGAGCTGGCTAAACTGGATCTGGACGACCTGACACCACGCCGTGCGCTCGAAATGCTCTATGCCCTGAAGAACCGGATATAAGCACTGAAGAAGCGGATATAACGCAAACGGCTTCAAGCTGTTAGAATCTCGCGCGGTTTGGGATGCTGCTGGCTAATAGCCTGGCCAGCAGGTATCGCTCCCGAACC